CTTTTGATGATCTGAAAATAAAACTTGACATTTATCCTACAATTCAGTAGAATAAATAGGTATATTATGATTCTGCGAAATACTTAAACATACGACAATATACGGAGAAATACCATGTCAAATATCAGCGCACTTCGCAAAAACAACGCACTCGACAAACTCTTGGCACAAGTTGCAAAAGAGGAAGCACCAGCCGATAAGGCATCATATATTGATGACCGTCTTTGGAAACCACAAGTAGATAAATCTGGAAACGGATACGCTGTACTGCGATTCCTTCCTGCAACCGATGAAGGGCAACTTCCATGGGTTCGTGTTTGGAATCATGCATTCCAAGGTCCAACAGGAATGTGGTTCATTGAAAACTGTTTGACAACTGTTAATGGTAAGTGTCCATGTTGCGAACACAACTCCGGATTATGGAATTCTGGTATTGAATCTGACAAGGAAATTGCACGGAAGCAAAAACGAAAACTTCAATACTACAGCAATGTATTGGTTGTTTCTGATTCCGCAAATCCTCAAAATGAAGGAAAAGTTTTCTTGTACAAGTATGGCAAGAAAATCTTTGACAAAATCATGGAGGCAATGCAGCCAGAATTTGAGGATGAAACTCCAATCAATCCATTTGATGCATGGGATGGTGCGAATTTCAAACTGAAGATTCGTAAAGTTGATGGTTATTGGAATTATGACAAGAGTGAGTTTGATAAAACATCAAAGATTGGTGATGATGATAGAATTGAAAGTGTGATAGGAAAATCACATTCATTGTCAGAATTTCTTGCTGAATCAAACTTCAAGAGTTATGATGAATTGCGAAAACGATTGGATGCTGTTCTGACAGGAACCCAAACTGCAGGCAAACCAATTGCGGAAGTGCTTGATGACGAAGAAGATTACAAACCTTCTTACAAATCTTCACCATCAAAAATGGATGTTGATGATGAAGATAGTGCAATGAGTTATTTTGAGAAACTTGCTAACGAGTAAGTTTTAAAACAAAGATGCTGCAATTGTTGCAAACAATCCTTGATCAGGATTGGTGATTGGTTTTGATATTGGTACAACATTCCCACCTCCTGATGTTGTATTATTATTTGTTACATTATTAATCACTACAGGTTGTTGCGCAGCTGCAGCATTTTCTCTTGATCTTTCTTCTAATGTCAAAGTTCTATTATTTACACTTGGAGTCATGGTTTCAAAATATGGTGGTAATGATGGACCAAACATATTATCATATTGACCAGACATCATACCAAGATTTGTTACCTTAACAGGTAGTGGTTCATTTTCAATCTTTTCTTTATTTTCAACAGCTAAATTCTCTACATTCTTTTCAATTTCTTCAGGTTTGTCACCAAATCCAAGGAAATTCAATGTATCATCTGCCACACTAGAAACTAGATCGCCTGTCTTTTTTGCCAAATCAGTTGCTGCTTCTCCAGCAGCGGATGCAACATCACTAGCAACTTCAGCAACTCCATCCAAACTAGGTAACTCTGGAATAATATCTTTAAACCAATTTTGTACTTTATCTGCAAAAGATTTAATTGGTCCAAGAATATCCAGTTTTGGTAATTTTTCTTTAATCTCTTCAAATGTTGGAATCTCTACCGTAATATCAGAGAAGGATGGCATTGTTGGGAATGAAGGCAAATTCTGAGAAATTAAATCTTTAAATCCTGTGAACTTTTCTTTTACCTTTGCAAATCCATCAGAAATTAATCCAGAAATCAATGATGTAGCATCTAGTCCAGAAGTTTCTGTATTAATTTTTTCTTTTTCTGTATCACCAAATCCAAAGAATCCTTTCAACCAACCATATGCGGATTCAACTAGACCAAATAACAGTCCACCGATCCCACCTTGTTTTACAAATTCACTTTGATATGCAGATTGTTCTGTTTTCTTTTGATCAAATCCAAACAATCCTTTTAAATAATTCCATGCACCTTCAATAAGACCTATTATTAAATTTTGAGGTAAAAAGAATACATTAATGACAGAAACAATAGCATCTTTAATTGATGCAAAACTAAACAATCCTTTAAAGTAATTAAATACTGACTTTCCAAAATTATGAATTCCATCGATGACGGTATCTAATGATGGAAATGATGCTATAAATGAATCTATTTTACCGACAATAATATTCTTGACTTCTGTTGCTTTGGTTTTAACAGTTTCAAAGCTAGGCAAAAATCCTATAATATCATTCATTGATGGGAATAAATCAATAAAAGATTGAATTCCAGTAGTTATTAGATCCTTTACCTCAGAAACCTTTGTTGTAACTGTATCGAATGTTGGAAGGAATCCAATAATTGTATCCTTTGATGGAAATAGATTTACAAATGAATCTATTCCAGAATCAATTAATGATTTTGTTTCTTTTACTTCAGATTCAGTAGAATCCCAACTAGGCAAGAATCCTAATATTGAATCCATTGTTGGGAATAAATCAATAAAAGATTGAACACCAGCTGAAATGGTAGTTTTAACTTCTGCAACTTTTGTTGTAATAGTATCCCATGAAGGCAAGAATCCTAATATTGAATCCATTGTTGGGAATAAATCAATAAAAGATTGAATTCCAGTAGTTATTAGATCCTTTACCTCAGAAACCTTTGTTGTAACTGTATCGAATGACGGCAGAAATCCAATAATTGTATCCATTGAAGGAAATAAATCTATGAAAGATTGAATTCCTGTGGTGATAAGATTCTTTACTTCTGCAACTTTTGTTGTAATAGTGTCCCATGAAGGTAAGAATCCTAGTATTGTATCCATCGAAGGAAACAGACTTACAAAAGATGCTATACCAGCAACAATTAGATTTTTTACTTCAGTTACTTTAGTTTTGATGGTATCCCATGATGGTAAAAAACCAAGAATGTCATCAAGTGAAGGAAATATGCTAATGAATGTTTGAATACCTGAAGTAATTAGATTCTTTATTTCTATAACTTTATTCTTGATAGTATCCCATGAAGGCAGAAATCCAAGAATGTCATCAAGTGATGGAAACAAAGAAATAAAAGATTGTACACCTGACACTATTAAATTCTTTAGATTTATAACAGTTTTTTTAATGGTATCAAATGATGGAAGAAATCCAAGAATGTCATCCAGCGATGGAAATAGAGAGATGAATGAATTTACCTTGTTCATCACAAATCCTGCCAGTTCGCTTGCCTTTGCTTTCATTGTGTCAAACGAAGGCAAGAAATTCAATAAATCACTGACCGAAGGAAATTCAGGAATATATTTAAGAACTAAATCTTTTAATGAATTAAATTTATCTTTTACATAATTGAAAGCACCAGTAAAAAATCCAGTCACATAATCAATTGGACTGGTTGTTCCACCTTCTACTGTTGCCTCATCATCTGAACCAAACCCAAAAAGATCGGCAAAGAAATTGTATACTCCGCCAAAGAAATTTTTGATGATTGTTAATGGATTCCAACTAATATCAAACCCAAGGAAATCGAATATGTCACTTACAAGCGATTCAAGTATGTTGAAGGCAGAAAGAGCTATTCCAGTTACAGAATCCCATATTTGTTCCAATCCTTTCATTATTAGAGCAGGATCAAGTGTGAACACACCTTTCACAAAATCAACAATACCAGATATTGCAGATTTTATAGATTCAATAATACGATCTATTTCTTTATCAATAGTATCAGCTAATCTTTCAAACCCAAGAAAATCTGCAATAAATGATACAACAGATCCTAACATTTTTAATAAACCACCAAGAAGCCCATCAACAAGACTTATAAGTCCTTGTTTAATTCCTTCAATCAATCCACCTTCTTCATATCCTTTTAAGAATCCTGTTACAAAATCATACGCACTCATAATAAATGTTATTGGAAAAAATAATTTGCCCAGTAAACTACCAAATTTACTCGCAAACCCTAACACTGTTTTGAATGGTCCCATGAATGCTTGAGATGTTCTGGCAATATTTCCTATCACTTTAAATATTTTAACTATGGGTGTTAAAATACCTCTGACTAATCCTACACCTCTTCTAATTGATCTTACAACAAATCCAATAACACTTGAAATTGTCCTAAATATTGCTCCAACAACACCAACAACTCTTTTTATTCCATTAGAAATAGAACCAATTATTTTTGCTATTCTACTGGTTCCTGTTCCTATTTTAATTCTTGCTAAAAACCTGCCAATACTTGTAAAAAATCTAAAAAGTTGTCTTATTGGCCAAAAAATGGCTTTCAATCCTTTAGAAACAATTGCTTTTATAAAGGCAATTTCTGTTTTTAATTGTTTAAAGAAACTAGCAAGAGCAACTAATGGAGCAGCAACAAGTCCCGCAAGCAATCCAAGACCCATTCCTGCTGGCTCCAGAGCTTTCTTAAGTCCATCCATTAAAGATTTTGTTAAATTAGAAATTCCACTAGCAATATCTTGCAGAAGTGATGTTCTTTGTTCTTCACGTTTAACGGAATCTCGTTCACCCTTAACATCTGCAGATGTTTCTTTTTTCTTTGGCGCTAAACTTTGTGTAATACTTGTAGCAATAGAAGCAATATTCTTTCCAACTTCTTGGTTTGACTTTGTAAATTCTTTGATGCTATCTTTAAATTCTTTATTAGTCTGTGAAAATTCTTCTAATGTTTTTTGTAGATTGTCTGCCATTTAGTTACTTCCTTGACATGTATGCTTGTGCGCCAAAATAAAACCCAACAATTGATGCTTGTCCTAGATAAAATAATCCCAACAAATCACCAAGAGCATTTACTCTTGATTCTGACACTACTGGTGTAAATAATACAGCAGTAAATAAAACCATACTAAGAATAGAAACCCAAGACATACGCTTTTGTGCTTCTGCCTTTTCTTCTCTCAATTCCAATTCCAAAATTTCAGTTGCTCTTTTCATTTCTTCTTCAGATACATCTCCACTATTATTCAAATCATATTGTTTTAACAATTCTTGAATATTTTGCTTAGGCAATTTTTAATGTCCTTTTGCTTGTCGATTAAGTTTTTCGTGTCGTTCTTTCATTCTTTCTTCTTCAAGATGTTGTAAAAGAAGACCCAAATAAATTTCTCTCTCCCACGGCAACATGTGTTCTATTTCAGTCAATGAATACTTGTGATGTTGCATTAGCGAAAATGTCAATCTGTAATAATTTTCAAGACTATTGTGAGAGAGGCAAATTAGAAAAAATTTTGCATACCTTCAATCGTCATATCATTTGTCACACCAGTTTTTGGATTTTTCACTTTTGTTTTATATTGAACCTTTGGCATTGTTTCAAAGAATTCTTGAATCTTCATAAATTGTTGATGTGTCATTGAATTTACAAAATCTTCAAGTTCTTTCTTTGATATGTCATTACGATCATAGATCTCTTCGTCATCATATATTTGACCAATACAATTTTTGATGACTTCAAATCCTGCTGATGGATCTTCTGTGTCTAAACCAGAAACATTGCTCACTCTGGGATAATTCATAATTACACCAATATTGTCTGTCAGAGGAATCCTATTTGAATGGTTCTCTGGCATTTCACATTTGATTTCTTCCAGATTGATTTCAACTTCAACTTTGGTTTCATTATCATCTGGACATGTTACCATGATAGTTGATGTTTCACCAATTGATTTTGATCTTAATTGAATAAAAATATATTCTAGATCAAATACAGGCATTTTCTTCGAATCTAATTTCTTAAATGTGCACTCATGGATAATGTTTTCGACCGCACGAATAATGTCTTTTTCTTCTCCTGTTTGTTGCGCAGTGAGAAGCATTTTCTCTTCTTTGACCAAAAATGGTCTGAATTCAACAGTCTCACCAGTAGATGGTACAGTCAATTCATATTTGGTTATTGCTAATGATGGTAAAGCCATAATTTCCTTTCATGTTATATGGGCAGTTCAAACCAATCTCTAAATGCCATTGTGACATTTAACTTTGAAAATTCATTTCTTGCATTATTATCTAATGTAATTAATTCTACAGTTTTTGGATATGCTTCTGATAATCCGCAACTGTAGATTACAGTATCAGAATAATCTAATTGTTGTATTGATATTTGTTTTACATAATCATCATAAAAATACATATCATAGGTTGTTTCATCATATATTTTCTTGTGCCAGTTATCAAAATACTTTTTAATAATATATTTTTCATCCAAAAGAAAAGTCATGTTAATTGAACCAGAAAGAACTAATCCTGTTCCCAGTTCAAATGTTGGACCATATACATTATCATTTATTTGTGTATCAATGGTCCTTCCTGGCATGTCAACAGTTTCACATCTCAAAGAAACTATTCTGTCTTCTTCATTATTGTTATTTGGTGACATTATTTGAACTTCAAATCTATTTGGTCTAGATACACCATATTTGGATATTGAAGTTAAAAATGTTTCGCTCTTTGAATTATTAACTGCGCTTGTCATGAGTTTATCATCCTTCTTGAATCATAATATACTTTGTAAATGCTTGCTTTTCTAAAGTTTTGGACTGGAAGAAGTAATGCCAGTTTGTGTTCATTTTCTTCTAGTTCAACAAATCGTGATCTTACATGTCTATACAAATATTTTTTCACGACAGGTCTAATTTCTCTTATATTTTTGATTCTACTCCATTCCAACATCATTCTTCTATTTTCACCGCTCCCTCTCGTAAATCGTTGCAACTTTTCTATCAATTGCATACGATAAGGAATGGAAATGTAATGAAAATTTAAACCAAGAAATCCCCAATTAAATTCTTCAATAGGAATTACAAGAGGAAATCTATCATAGTATGGTAATGTTTTTTTGTGTTTTGGATCATACACAAAAAAATTCAATTTTCCTGTCATCAAATTATTAGTTGTATTACCATCAACAATTAATTGCCTTTGAGTGGGAACACCAGATTCCTGTATTTTTCTTTGATACCATCGGATGGATCTTTCTTCTCCACCCAATTCTGAAATGATATTAGTAAAGTATTTGTTTTCCATGATAATATTTATATCTTATAGTCCCAATTCATTTTCTGTTATTAATTTAAATTCGAACTTACGATCAGCACACCATTCTCTTGCTGCTTTCCATTTTGCCTGATTTACACCCCATGTTTTAACCTCATTCAGATAATTTTTTGTTTTTCTCTTGGGTGTTTTAGGTGGAGAACATTGCGCTTTTGGTTTTATTTCAATTAACATGTTTTTAATTGTTTGATCTTTTTGTTTGACTTTGATGAAGAAATCTGGAAAGTATCGGTGAACTCTATTATCAAGAGGTGAGATATATGGTATAATGACTTCTTCAGAAGCCCATGCAAGAATAGCATCTGTTGTATCACAATATACCATAAATCTACGTTCCCAGAGTGAACGATATGTTATTTTATACGGATCGCCTACATATTTTTTCTTATTGACAGGTATGAAATTTCCCTTGTATGTCATATAAATAATAAAAATGATTGTATTTTAAAGGATATTTAGAAGATGCCAAGTGCAGCTTTAGATAGATTGAACAATAGAACTTCTACCAAATTATCAACATATCAATTTCCAGATGATCTAGGTTCCGACAAATCAAAATACTATGTTCAGTTTAGTATTTATCAAACACAACCACATCAATTTCCCAAATTAGATTTTTTAGTAGGTGGTGGAGGTGAATACACACTAGGATTGAAACGTCCAGCTTCAAACAATCCAGACGTGGTGATTAGTCTTTATATGCCTGCAACTATTACAAATGTGCAGACCGCATCATATCAATCAGTGGATGTTGGAATGGTTGCAGCTGCCATCAAAGCAGTAGGTGGAGAACAAGATATTCAAAACATGGATTTCGCAAAAACACTCACATTATTAGGATCTGAAGTAGCATCACAATATTTGAAAAGTGCAGGCGGTGATACAAGAAGAAACTTGGCAGCATTAGCTGAATTGTCAACAGGTAAAGTAGTAAATAATAGATCTGAATTGTCATTTGATGGTATTGATCGAAGAGCATTTACTTTTGATTTCAAAATGTATCCAAGAAATACCAAAGAAGCTGAATCCATAAAACAAATAGTCAAAGCATTTAGAACACACATGGCTCCTGGAATCGGTGATTCATT